GAACTGATTGTATCCCACACAGCAATGATCCAGGACTTGATTTGTTCAAAAATCGGCATAACAAACGCTACAAGCCCATTCCAACAGGAAACTAAGAAATTCTTAATTGTTTCCCATACAAGACTTGTAGTAGAACTAATGGTATTCCAACATTCAGAAATGAAATTCTTGATACTTTCAAATATTGGCGTGGCAAAGTATAAAATGGCCGTCCAAATCGCTTGTAAGTATTGAGTAATAAAATCCCATACAGTTTGAATCACTGTGGAAATGCCGTTCCAAATCATAGAGAAGAAATCAGCAATTCCTTGTAAAATAGGAGTTAGAAAGGCAACTAGGCCATTCCAAGTATTAATGAAAAACTCACTAATCGCTGTCCACACTTCAGAAGTAGTTTGACTGATGCCATTCCAAACTTCTGATAATGTTTCAACTACTCCATCCCATATTCCAGTCAAATACTCTACAATCGAATTCCATGTTTCCGTAGTAGTTTCAACAATCGAATTCCATGTTTCAGATAAAGACTCCATGATTCCATTCCATAGTTCTGTTAAAAATTCTTTAATGGCATTCCATGCTGAAGAAGTAGATTCACTAATGCTTTCCCATGTTTCTGTTGCCCATTGGGATATGCCTTCCCAAATTCCTGTTAGAAATTCTGTAATTGAATTCCATACCTCCATGGTCCATTTTTGGATATCGTCCCAATTTTTATAAATTGCAATTCCTATAGCTGCTATAAGCCCTATAATAATAGGAACTACAGCAACAAACGTGGCTGCTAGTCCTGCCCCGATACCAAACAGACCCATGACCGCCATAACGATAGGAGCAAGTGCCATAACCGCACCAGAAATTACACCAATAGCAACACCAATAGCCGCTAACGTTGCTGCTAATTCTGGATTATTGGAAACCCATTCTGCAAATTTCGAAACAAGGTCTGCTATCACTAATAACACTGGTTCAAGCGCCTTCTGTAAATCATTCATTGCTTTTTGCATTTTAGCCGCTGGAGACGCATCTAATTTAGAGGTGGTGTTATTTAAATCTTCTACACCTTTTTTTAGATCAACTTGTTTTCCTTCTGCTTTTAAAATGGTATCAATGATCTTCTTTCCTTGGTCTTCCCAAAGAGTACCGAACATCTTCGTGCCAAGTGCATTTCTGTCTGTAGCATTTTCAACACCAGCTAAAGCCTTGGTTGCTTCAAGCATCGCCTTTTGTCCATTTTCACCGCCACCAGCAATCGCCTGACCCCATTTTTCAAACTGATCAGCTGAAATCTTTGTTTTATCTAAAACCTCTTGCATAGATTTATCTACACCCGCACCAAATTCGGCCATTTTAATACGACCTTCTTTTACACCCGATATGTTCAACAGGATTCGCAACATCCTGCCAGTTCTCTTATGAACTTCTGTACATCACTATACAGACCAGACTATATCATCATCTTTTATATAAGATGCTCCCCGTTTCGGATATCATCAGCTTACACCCTACGCTTTTCAGCTAGTCGTTGCACGTTCCTTTGTTAAAGGCTTCGCTCAGTATTGTCTCTTTTGAGAGTTCCACTGAATTAAAGGAGTTTTCTATGAATGTCGCCACTCATAGGGACAATCATTTATCCAATAGGTTATCGATATTCCAACTTTTAGTATCTACTCCAGCCGACATAATTCCTTGTACTTCTTTTGCTGTAAACCCTGCCTGCATCATTTGGTCACCATATTCAGCAATAATATCTAGTTGCTCAGGTGGAAAACCTGTTTTAAGGAGAGTATGAACTAACCCTAAAGCTTCCTCATTTGTAATTCCTAAAGTTGCCCCAATTTCGTTCGCTTCCTGTATCAATTCGGTAAAATCAATATCAGAATAAACCGCTACAATACCAGCGGCACCTTTAGCTATGGCTGCATTTGTTTCGTCAGAAGCATCTTTATTTAATGCCCACTGCCTACGGTTTCCTTCTAAAGCTTCATCTATGTCAACACCATACGCAGTAACAGCCCTTACTGATTCTTCAACTGACTTTTTAGATGACTCCGGCACTTCGAAAGATACATCAATTTTTGTTTTTAACTTTGACATATCCATCGCTTTTTCAACTGCGGTTGCAATTCCACCACCAGCTGCCAACCCACCAATGACGTTTTCGAGTCCTACTTGGAGCCCTTCAAACTTCTTCTCTGTTCTCTCAGCTTCTTGTTGTAAATCTCTCAGCTCATTTCGTACTTGCTGAATTGAATTCCCAGCATCCACAGATCGTAGCGCACGTTGTAACTTTTCAATATCAGCTTCAGTTCCTAAAGCTTCACGACCAATAAGACCAATTGCTTGCTCTAACTGTCGACTTGTAGCCGATCCACTTTTAATTGCATTTACAAGACGATTACCTAATGCGCCTGCAAAATCATCCACGCTTTTGCCTGTAGCACTAAACAACGTTTCTAATTGTCTTGTTGAACTTGCCACATTTTCTTGTTCAGCTTTCATATTACCAAGCTTATTTTTCAAACCATCAAGTGACCCTTGTGTAAATTCAATTTCACGTCTAAACGCACGATATTGTTCTTCCGATATCTTTCCGTTTTGGAATTGCGCTTGAACCTGCTGCTCCGCTTCTTTTAATTTATCGAGCTTTTGTGTAGTGTTTTCAATTTGTTGTGTAAGCAACTGTTGTTTTTGGGCTAATGCTTCCACATTACCAGGATTAAATTTTAAAAGGCGCTCTACCTCTTTCAGTTCGGTCGCTAAGCTATCACTCTGTTTATTTACATCTTTTAAAGCGTTTTGTAACGGCTGCGTATTCCCACCAATTTCAATCGTAATCCCTTTGATTTTTCCTCCAGCCATTCTTTCACCCCTTTCTTAGAATGAATCAAAGTCTTTTTGGTTTGCTTTTCTGACTTTTTCTTTGTCTGGATTCTCCATTTCAGCGAATTCTGCAATATAATCAAAACAATCTCCAATTGTCATGACTTCCAAATCCCAATGCGTTAATTTCGCTTTATAACAAAGAGCAAGGAACGTATCAGTGGTTAATTCTTCATCACTGAACGTCCCTTGCTCTCCATTACTTTTCTTTATTTTTTTTTTGCGCCCATCGTACTTTGAATCATATCCATAATTTCTGGAATAATCTCTGAGATAGGGAATTCATCAAAACCGTCTAACCATGTAATTGGATCATCAATTTCTGGATTTGCTGTTTTCGCATATAACCAAACTAAATCATATACAACTTCAAAATCTAGCTTACTTAAATCTGCGTTTGCTAAATCAATAGTGGTTAGTGAACCCTCTTGAGGATTTGAAGGAGACAAAATCCCTAACTTAAACATATCAGCAAATAAATCACGTCTGAATTGCGCTTTATATCGTTTAACAGTAGCTGCTGTACTTTTTAATCGGACTTGTTTTCCGTCTATTGTAATTGTCTTTTCCATTTACTATTACGCTCCTTTTGGTGCTGCTGGTGTTTTTACATATACTTTTTTGTACCAGTCGTTATAAATTGCTTGTGTTGTTTTAGCAGTCGTTTTCGTTTTAACCATTGGTCTTCCACCGGGTACTAAAACAATTGGGCTAGAAACAAACTTCAGTTCATTTGTATTTGGTTCAGCCGAACTTGTTTTTGTTTTAGATGCAAGTGTTGGACGACTTGCTGAACAGTTATACATAACATGTCGAGTTGCGTTCACGTCACCATCAAACTCAAATAATAAAGCGAACGGTTTTCCTTTTGCATCAGCTAATTCATTTAATACGCCATCCGTTTCATCTAATTCCTCACCAAGTGCATCAATAGCAAATTTTTCTGGGATAGTAGCAATACTTAATGTTCCATCGTAACCCTGATTATTACTTGCCGCATAATAAAGCATGTCATCTGCATAGAATTCAATTAAATCACCGCGTGGCTCAAATGTTAGTTCAACTCCACCAGGTAATGGAATTGGTGTCCCAAATGTAACTAAGAAATCTTTAATATCAAATGGCACGTAATGTACATTTTTCAAACCGAATGTTACCTTGTTTTCATTCATTTACAACAACCTCGTTTCATATGTTTTTTGAAATAATTTCTCAGATTCAATAAAAATCCCATACGAGTCATAAGGTATTTCATGATCGTCTAGGACCTTTTCCAACTTGGCTTCTGCAACCAAGTCCTTTTGTATGGTATAAAGTTCAATATTTAAATCATTTATCTTGTGATAGACCTTGTTATCAGCCATTAAATTTGCTGAACCATCCACAAGAAAACAGATATAAGGCGGCTCCGGAACTGGATTACCAGGTGTTGCTGTGAAATGCGAATAAGCCACAGGATAGCCTGTAGCTTCAAGAATTTTTAAAAATTCTCCTAATGTCATGATTCAATTGCCCTCTCAACACGTTTTGGTAATTCATCAATTACATACTCTTCCACGGGACGAATATGCACTTTCTCCGGTACTCGTCCACCACCAGCTTTCGCATGGCCATTTTCTAAAAGATGCGTTAATTGTCCTTTTGTATTATGGATAACAACGGCTTTATCAACTTTTTTCTTACGCCATCCTTTACGATAAGCACCTGTTTTTTTAGGACTATTTTGCTTTAATTTGTCTACAGCAACATCAGCCACTTCTTCTTGTGCGGTCAACAATTCTTCTTCCACAACATTTGCATACCTTTGTAATTCTCTAGCAAGATTGCTCGCAAAATCGTTCATATTAAACATGCTCCTTTGCGATAATAGTCAATGTTTGATACATTTCATCATCATTCATTGGCGGTTCGATAATATCAAAGATACGACCTTTCATATTGATTCGCATCAATTCTGTAATACCTGTTGTATAAGGCATCACAAACCGATAAATTCGTGTAGATTGTGATGCTGAAGCTTCAATGTACTCCGAACCTTTTACCGTTTTTATCATTGCCCATGCTCTTTTAACTTCTTGCCAATTACCTGTTTCAACTTCTTGATTTAATTCATCTTTTATTACTTCAGGTTGCTCAATGCTAATTCGATTCCTGAAATCACCTGTATTCAGCGGTTTTTTATACTGAAAAGGACGCATATTAATCACCGTCCAAATTAATTTCTTCTAAAGCTTTTCCAATGCTTAAACTATTAATCTGGCTTGAAAAATTCTTATCAAAATACTCTAAGGCATCGTTATAAACATAACGAGAGCGTTCAAAGACTAATTCCTTGAACACCTCGTCAATATTAAGATCATAATTACCACAAACCCTAGTTAAATCTTTATTGGATGCAAATAGGATGCGTCTTAGGTTTGCATCTTCATCATCACCTAATCGCATCCTATCTTTGAATTGCTGTAATATTTCATTTGAAATTACCTTATCCATTCACATCATTCCTTATTTAGTTGCTGGTGGCGTTACCTCTTCAAGTTTCAATGTGTAAACTTGAGATGTATATTTATCCTTTGGCTTACCTGTAGCGTATTGTTTAGCAATGTAAACTGTTGCATCTTCTAAAGCTAATGTTTCTTCATACTTTTTGATTGGCTCTGTTCCACCCATCGCTGCAACATACTGACCTTTAACAAAGAATAATACTTTTCCTTGAGGTACAAACACCGATTCCGTAAGGATTGGGTTGAATGGTAAGCTTGTCACATATACCCCAGCTGCATTTTGAATTGTTGCGTTTGCTTGAATATCAAACGTATCAAATGGGTTTGTTACCATAACCACTTTTCCTGCGATATTTTTTGGTCGATCTGCATCTGAACCATCAGCGTTTAATTTTTTAGCTAGTAATTTCACTACGCCTTTTAATTCATTGATTGTTTTACGACCTGGTTCAAAAGTTAAAGTACCTACCGACTTTTTATCGGGGTATACTCCATCCACAACACTTCCACTTGGATCTTTTAATAATCCGATAGGTTCATTTTTGCCTGTACCAGCTACAAATCCACGTTCTAAACCTACTTTCATTGCTTCTGTAATCATTGTACGAACATAACGTTCTACCCATACAGGTCCAAGTTTCAACATGTCATTGGCTAATGGAATAAATGCCGTTAATTTAAGTTGAGAGATGCTATCTTTACGGAATGTAGCATTTAATTGCCCTTTAATCCCATCAAATAATGGTCCCCATACCGCTGCGCCCTCTGGATCTCCGTAAATAAATTCTGTTACTGCACCCAGATTTTCAAGACCGATATGTTGTAGGAAAGGATGATCTTCAACTAAATCATCAAAAATACGTTCTTGAGTTGTCTTAGGTAAAGTTTCAGTAGATTTAAAGCCGCCTTCTTCCACAACTGCATTAAAGAACTTCATTTCCTCACTTGTTAATACATTCGCACCGCGAGATTGCATAATTGAACGATCTACCATTGATTCATTTACTTGATTTAAAATATCTGAACGAACATCTGTAGCAAGTGCCTCAATCATGGAGTTTAACGCTACTGATTGCTCTTCTGCTGTACCTTCCTGTGTTGCCTTCGCAAAAGCTAGTTTTTTCTCTTCAAAATTATTAAACTTAATCACCATATTTTATTTTCCTCCTAAAGATAAAAAGAGCGTACCCAGATTCTGTTTCGGTTTAACAGGATCTTGAATAGGCTCTTTTGGATTTGAATTCGTCTGTAAATCATTTAGAATTTCATTTTTCAATTCTGATAAAGCTGCGTTTAAATCTTCTTTTGTAATTCCTGGTGCTTTATCCTTGCTCAGTGTTCCGTTTCTAAAACCATCGATTACTTTTTGCGGAATCATAGAAGAATTGGCACTTGAAGCTGTCATTTTAACTGTATTCTCCATAAACATGATTTCATCCGCAAAGTTATGTTCTAATGCTTGTTGTGGACCCATCCAAGTTTCTTCAGCCATCATATTAAGTAGTTCTTCTTCTGATTTACCACTTTTAATGACGTAGGCATTCACAATTGCTCGATCTGTTATTTTCAACATCTCGGCCGCCTTTTCCATGTCACGATGATCTCCACCATGCCACTTAGCGGCATTGTGAATCATAATTTTTGCTGTTGGAGAAATACGAACTTTATCGCCAGCCATAGCAATTACAGAAGCCGCACTTGCTGCTAAACCAACAATTTGAACTTCCACATGCCCAGAATAATTTTTTAATGCTGTGTAAATTTCTGAACCCTCATCTACATAACCACCAGGACTATTAATTGATACAATTAAATCCTCACTATTTGCGTTATCGAGTTGTTTTGAAATCTTACCTGGACTTGTCGCATCCATTTCAAACCAATCATAAATCCAAGCCTCATCATTAGAAATAATTGGGCCTTTTACGTCAATTTTCACCGTCATTTTCTTTCTCACCTCCTTCGGATTCATCTAATTTTTGGTAGTTCTTCGTAATATGATGGATATTGAGATTTGGATCATCTGAGTACTCATATCCAACTTCTAATCGAATCTCATTTCCAGTAAATGCACTTGAGGAAACGAGTTTGTCGATACTTGTTGCAAGATCAAAAATACTTTGATAAGAAACGGCCTTCACTTCAATTTTTTGACCTTCAAGGTACTCTCTCATTTCGAAAAACTTCACGTTTGCTTCATCTGAAATCTTTTTTAATAAAGGTTTCACTGTAAAGAGCATGTAATTTTTGGTTTGTTTCTCCACATCAGCCATTTCTCCATATAACAAAGCTGTTGGGATTCCAATAGCCATTGCGACTTGGTTTAAAAAACCATTCGTTACTTTATTAATTTCTTCCACACTTTGTCCAGAACTTCCACCACCAGACGACGTCTCACTGAATTTAAAACCTGGTTGTTGAGGTACAATTGCAATATCTTTTTCTCCAAATGCTTTATACATTTTCTCAACGAACTTTTGCAATTTCCCCCGACCTTCTTCAGTCTTCGCCATTTGAGCTTCTATATCTACTACACCTCGAATTTGATTTTTACGTTTTTGAGAACTTAATATCCGTCCAAATAGACCACCATAATCAGTGAACAATCCATCAATTAGAGGCGACAACTTATCATTACGATATTTCAAATGGATCACTTCACTTTGTTTAAATAAACGTTTAAACTCATAGTCTTTTACTATTACATTTGTAAAAGTATCTTCAAATACGGCAAACTCATTATGTTGAAAATAATCCGCAATAAGTAAGTCGCTATCATCAGATTGAATGACTAGGCACTCATTTTCATAAATTAATTTACGAATTAATTTTTCCCAAAAAGTGCTTGCTGTCATATTCTTATTTGGTCTAACATTCAAGCGATAATACAACTCATTTTTTAAACATTCTTCGTTATTTTTCACTCTGAATTCTGATTGGCTAATTGTCCTGCCTAAAAAAGATACGCATGTTTCAATAGCCAATCGTTTCATATGAACCCTATTAGATGTTTCCGAAACTATATCGTCATCGTACATATAATCTAATTCTTTATTCCTATTAAACACATTATCAAGCCATCCAATTGTAATCACCCCCTTAAAAATCAATTTCATCCAGCATAAATTCAACTTCTTCTTCAAGAATGTTATCCGCTTGCCATAGAGCGTGAATAAATGCTTGGAATCCATCTGTTTTGCGCTTATCTTCATCTTTTTTCAGATATTCTTTGTTGCCATCTTTTTTGATGTGGACGTAGACGTTGTTAGTGTACCAACGCATTAACGGATTATCTCCAAAAATAATTTGACCATTTGCAAATAAAGTTTCAACTCGTGGAGCTAAAAGCGAATGAATAGCTCTTGGACTGCGAATATATAGTAATGTGAAACCTTCTGCTTCCAGTGCTGTTTTAACGAGATCTAGCCGAAAGTTATCAGCTACAATTGTACTAACTCCATATATTTCCCGCATGTTTACAAACCAATCTACAATATGTTGGATGTTAATTACAGGTTCATCCACAATGGTAAGTAGCCCTTTTTCTTCCCATTCCTTAATAGGAACTTTTAATTTCACTGTGTCTAAAAAACCTTTCCTTACAAAGGAATGTGTTTTCCAAATGTAATCCTTACCATGTTTAAATAGCAAACCAACTGCCGCGAAGTCTTTAATTCTCGCATAGTCGAGTCCCCCCACAGCTACTTTGTGCTTTAAGTCTGGTACTTCTCTCAGCGTTTCTCCATCCTCTGCAAATCCAGTACGCATGATTTCTTCCCACGGGGCTACAGCTTTTGTTAAATCTACTTCTGGCCAATTCATTCTCTTAGTCATAAAATTTTCTCTGTTAGACGGATCATTTTCAAGATTCTTATACTGGCGCATAACTTTCTTAAACAATCCCCTAGCATATTGACTCATTGGCTTACTAAACATCGGATTTGCTTTTTCCCACATATCAGGATTATCTACTTCTTCAGCATTATCAAGCTTACAAATAAAAGGAAACAATCTATCTTCTTTTTCTTTCCCTTTCAGGATATTCATAGCTCGCTCTTTCATTTTGTCAAGATAACCCTCACGAACAAATCCATCTGTAGTAATAAAAAATTCCCTAGAGTTAGGAACTTTACCTAAACCACTAGAGAACACTTCTACAACATCGCTATTTTCATATCTGTGTATCTCATCATAAATGACACATCCATCTCTTAATGAGTCTTTACTTCCTGCATTCGATGTATGAAATTCAAAAGTCGAACGAGTCGCTTTATTCGTTATCAATTGTTTGGTTGATACAAATAGCTCGTCTAATATTTCATGCTTTTTATTCTTTTCAAATACATCTATAAAAGATGTTTTTGCCTGCCTTTCTGTATTAGCAACTACAGATACATTATAATGCTCAATACCGTGCAATTCGCTAATAAAGAAGTGTGTCAATGCACTAATCAATCCATTTTTACCAGCACCCCTTGCCATCATCCAGAAGTGTTGATCAAAATAAACATCCTCATATTCATCAAACAAAAACACAAATACTATTAAAAATTTCTGAAAGGAATTTAATTTGAAATGCCACTTTTCTATGAAAGTTACACATTTATGAATTAAATCCATATCGAAATGTAGATCATTACGGGTTAATATATCTTGCTTTAAATAATTTATAAGCATGATACGTTCTTTGTTTAATACCACTGTTCCCGTCTCATATAGTTCTATATATTCACTTACATACTTATGAACAATCATATTAAATCACTTGCCGAATACTTCTTAATTTCTTTTTTATTATTTCCTTCTGGCAACAAATCTGTTAGCTGTTTAATGACCCTTTGATATGATTGATCACGGGTATTATATAGCCGGGCAACAGGTCGTTCTCTTTCATACGGCTCTGTTTTATCAGATTGTGAGAACATTTCATAGTCACCATTCTCAGATATATCCATCCACATCTCATTTAATAAAACTCGTAATCTTGCTGCCTGAATAATTAGCCCTTCAACTACTTTCAACTTACTAGGTGGGATTTCTTTAAATAGTCTTTTTAAACGATTTTTTTCTTTGTTAACTAGCACCTCACGCTCATCAATGTCCGCCATACTATCACCTCGATTCAATCATATTTTCATACTGGGTAGGGGTCCTATGCGATATGGCTCAAAAATCTGGAAAAACGACCCCCTCCCCGGTGCCCGGTTCCCCGAAAAAGATTGAAATTTTTTAAGGGGGGGTTTGTTTCCGAATCAGTTTCACCATTTTTCATCGTTTTCCCATTTATTCGGTTTCTTTTCAAAGAATCTTCCATGTTCTTTATTATGGCAATCCACACAGACTGTTTCGAGATTGTCTATTTCTAATGCGAGTTCTGGATGATGTTCTAGTTCTTTTATATGATGGACAACGAGCTGAATCTTCTTACGCTTTGCGCCCTCACTGTACTCATTGGTATCTGTTTGTACTCGACCATTACGCCTACACTCCTGGCACTCATAAGAGTCTCTCTTCTTTACTTGTTCTCTTAATTGTTTCCATGCACCACTATCATAGAACTTACGCTTCTGTTGTTTAGTTTTATATTCATTCATGAAGCTTACCTCTCCACTTATAAAAGAACTTAGCTACATCAAAAGCTAACAAGATAATCCAAAATGGAATTAAAAAGAAGATAGCAGCAATCGATATAATAATTGTTGCTATCAACCATACAGCATCATCTATGTTCTTTTGTGCAACTTCACACGTCGCTGGATACAACTTGAATGTCGTATATAGTAGACCAACAATAAGATATGTAAATACTCCTATCATCTGCCTATCCCCATTTCTCAATCTTCTTCTTCTGGTATTGAATATCAAGACATTTCTCACAGTAGAAAGTAGCTGATACTTCTTGAATGGTTTGTCCCCCATCAGCATAAAAAGAAATAGTCTCACTATTTAACATTTGGTACTTATGCTCACAGTCCTTATGCTGGCTGATATTCTTCTTATGCTTCTCTAACTTCCACATATCTACAAACGCACCATTACATTTCGGACAAACAGTTACTTCTTGATACTTTTCTTTTGGTGATTGATACGTTTTAATTCGATGATCACAAACTAAACAACATCTATAAATTTTACTCATTTATCCTCTCTCCTTACCAAACGCAACACGTTTGCGCTTACCTTTCCTTAACATCAAACAAGACACCACTTGTTTGATTAATCATTGAACATGAGTTATATCCGCTTTCGTTGCTAATCCCTTTTCTAACGTACTAATCTTTTGACTTAATCCTTCTACACTTGCTGAAACACAATTTAACGTTTGAATCAAACCTTCATTATCTCTTTGTAGATCGTTAATTCTTTTTTCAAAATCAGCAATTATTTCTGTTATAGATTCCATCTCTCATCCTCCTCCAAAATAAAAAGCACCCGAATGGATGCTTTGAAATGGGTTATTAATTTATACTTTAATTCCGGTATGTGAAGTTTTATTCTTCTCTCAGCTAACAACCGCGACAGACACCATCGGAAAACTTATCAGGTTCTCCTGATTCTGTCTACCTAGGATGTTGTTAGCTCAAAGAAGAGCAAAAGCTCTCCTTAATAACGGTATCACTCAATCAGTACCATCTGCTGGTTTCGGATTTTATGTGCCGTCATTACGAACCGTTTAGAAATTTAGAAACAACATAGTGAGTTGTGTTTTCCGCCACTTCTCACAATACAAATATAACACGGTATTTCCAAAACAACCGGCACATTTCCTGCCAAAAAGCGGTCACGACTCTGCCACTTATTTTTCCTATCAATATCCTAACTTACTCTTTGCAACTGTTTTGCCCAAACCAGTGGTTTTTGGCAACCGCTTATCTCCCCTGTTCTTTCTCCAATGAGTTACCCATATCTTGTATTGTGTGTAACTGACCCCTTCGCCAAATCCCTTGCTATCATTGATTTCATTCTACTTTCTCTTTTGAGTTACACAGTACGAAATTTATGAGTAACTGTATAGATTTAAAAAGAAAAAGCCATGCTTAGATTTTAAATCTAGTCATTGCTTTATCCATTGCATCTTGGTTTACACCTATATAACGTAACGTGACCTTCTCTGACGAATGATTGAATATCTCCATAAGTAATGCTATGTTTTTCGTTTGCATGTACATATGATACCCGTACGTCTTTCTCAGTGTATGTGTTCCTATTTCGTCTAATCCAAACTCTGCCGCTGCTCCACTTAATATCTTATATGCCATGCTACGACCAATCGGACGATTCTTCCCTTGTCTACTTTGTAATAAATACTCATTATCTTCTCTTTCTTCAATAAACCATTTAAGTTCTCTTTTCAATGCTGCAGTAATTTGTATTCGTTTCTGTTTCCCGGTTTTCTTTTCTCTCATAGATATATGACTACCTTTGACATCTCCTACCTTCAATTTCAAAATGTCCGATATTCTCAAGCCTGTATTGATTCCCATAATGAAGAGAATGTAATTACGTAA